AATAGGATTTTTAGATAAAGCAACACTCATTGGAAGGGCATAAAAAGGGGGATGTCCAAGTCCCTCTAATTCCCGTTTATCTTCCCAACGGAGTAGCCCAGAACTTTGCCAGGCTAACTCGACGGTAGCGGGAGAAATGTATTTAGATTTGATTGATTCCTTTTGTGGTGTAAGTTCCATACCAAGTGGCAGCGACAAACGCTACGGGAAAAGGTGTTATAGATGTGATGGTGACGTCAGCATCTGTCCCTTTACCATAGACAGGAATAGTGTTATCAATTAGTTCAGGTAGTGGTGTTGAATCAGCTTTATATGAGTTAGCTAAAGTTTGGGGAAAACTATAAGTTTTTGTAGTGCGACCTTTTAGAACGACATTTGCACTAAATGGTCCAGAGTCTGTACTTTGAATGACGAGACGAGTAATACGTGGAATGTTGATTACATCAGCTTGCACAGTGCCATTTTGCTGGGCACTTTTACGATAAAATTTAGGCAGTCCAATTGTTGTTTGGTATTGATAACCTAAAGTGATACGTGTTGCTGTTGTACGGTTTCCAGGGATCTCAACATAATCATCGACACCGTTATTGCCGTAAGTTGGATTACGATACAAAGTGCCTTTAGATGTAGATGAATCATCTACAACAACAACAGTAGTCAAGGTACTGTCATAGGTGTTAGCAGGATAGAAAACACGAGTTTTGTCATTTACAGAGTCGTAAGCAACTGTAAGAGAGCTAGCAAAGAGATCAAGTCGATACTCGTAAGCGATACCATTAGAATTGACAGCCGTGCCTTCAACATCAGACAAGACCGTACAAGTAGACAGACAAACTCCATTTTCTTGTGCGGTAACAAAGAAATATTGATCGTGATTTGCAGCTTGCAACAAGCAATTACCAGGTAAATCCCACTTAATCCAAGCAGCCATCACACGGTCATTACCACTATTAAAGTATTTAAATATATACAGCTCTTTAGGATCATCATTTCCTAAAAAAGTGACCATTGATGCAGAGCTATTGGAAACCATCGATCGCAGATCACCCGGAACATAGTTAGGGGAGGTTCTGGAAAGATCCGCTCTGGTAGGACGGTTGTCTACAGAAGTGACAACCATTTCAGTAACTGCTGAAAAGTCTTGGTTTTCATCTACATAAACAATAGATGTACCTGTTTCAACAGGGGAAATCTTCGGGTTATTAGCTAATGTACTAAATGCTTTAATTTGTGCTGTAGAAGGACCAAAGGCATCACCTTCGGTACTTAACATAAACTGTGCATTTTCTGAAAAGATCAACAGGCCTAGTTGGTCACCAATGGCGTATCGCATTGATACAGGCCGTAGGGATCCAGAAGCTAAATCAACAACGTCAGCATCTGTTGTAGTAATTGCTGACACCCTAAACATATTGAAGAAGTTACCGGGCTGCGAGCATATAACATTAGTACCAGCGAGTAAGACAAGACGATTACGGAAGAAACTCATTCCGGTAATTTTTTGGTCTACGAAAGTAGGAAATGGATTTGTTGTGTCATCGCCTACACGTCGTTCAACCCAGTAAAGGTCATCCCCATCTTTATCCGTTTCGTTTAAAGAACGGAAAGTAAAAGTACCATTACTCTCACGAATGATTGCGTGAGGCATTGTATCAGGATCAATTGTTGTTGTAATACCTGAAGCTACTGTTTCTTCCCAAGCACCAACCCCTGAGCTAGCAGAACCATCAACAACAAACTTGACGTAATATTCATCGCCATCAACCTTATCAAGGTTTTGGATCTTAAGAATCATGCCAGCTACACAAGACCCAGGTAAATCAGCTACATCTCTCACACTACCTTTAAACGCTTCTAAAGATTGAGAAGATAATCCACCACGAGCTTCAATTGTAAAATCAGCACTTTTAGTAATGTGAATTACATTAGAGATTTTTGTTACAGTAAAGCTTGAAGGAATTTGTGTCGCAAGGTTATTGACAATTAATTCAACACTGACAGTACCTGTTGCAGGAGTGGTATAGCTGTAGGTCGAGCCGTCTAGAGTAACAGTGTATTTAGTGTCGTAAGCAGCAACACGCAGAATAATGAGAGCTTCAGGGTTACGTGTAGCACTTGTAGTGGATAATGTAGTTACAGTTTTTGTCCTATTTAAGACAAAGTTATAATCATTAATCTGAAGCATTTCAAAGTCAGATTGTGCAATCCCACTTATATAGGAAGTAGCAGCAGCGCTTTGCGTATTAACAGTAGCGGCAATACCAGTTAAAGCATTCCAAACACGGAGTTGTCCAGTAGGACTAAATTGACCTATAAATTGTTCAGTTGAATCTCTGAAAATAGAAAACCAGCGGCCATCTGCAGTGGCCGTAGGTAAGGCTGAGACAAGCTTTAAGCCTGGTCTTCGCAGCAAACCATAGGTAGGATCAGGAAGGCAGTTATCAGCGGTTGTGAGCTGACCTGGCAGCTTTAGAGAATCTGGCTGCTGGGAAAATCCTCCAAGAAAGTTAGGTATTCTTTGTGATACAGAAGCCATTAGCGCATCAGGGTTCGGAAGGGTTGATAGCCGATGTAATTATTTAGCCCATCAGGCTGGCCAAAAATATTAGGTTTGCTTGTTTGTGTGTCGTACTCAATGCAGATAGCTCTAGTCGTAGACTCATCTTGTGATACAAGTCCAACAAGCTCTTCAGAACTAACTAAACGTGAGGCATAGATACGTGATGCTCTAGCAGTGATGTACTCCCTGTATGGTTGGGGACAATCATCAAATTCAAAGTTCCAAACAACATCACAGTAAAGTGTTTCATCAAATGTGTATGTATGTTTTTCTTTATTATAAAACTTTCCTTGACGCTCTACTACAAGCATCCTGTCGGAACCATGTTTGTAAAAAGACAACGTAAAACTAATAAGGTTATTAGGGACCGCAATCTCATTATTGGTTTGACGGGGGAAAGGATATTCAAGTTCGGTATTAAAATTCCAACCCTCAGCTAAAACATTCCGAGTCGTTTCTTCCAAGATGGATTTGGCTGTAAAGACCTCAGGGTTATCAGTGTCGAGGGTGGTAACAGCCGCTCCGCCAATGCAGGACAGCATTTGGTTTACGGCATCTAGGACAGTAGTACGTGCGGACATTTTTGTTTAGCTAAGTATGGTCGTCCCGGTCTGGGGACTAAAAAAAGGGGGCCGTAACCCCCAAATAATCAAACGTTGCGGAATGCACCAGCAACAGAAACGCGGACAGGACCCGCGCCCATTGCAAGGCGACCCACAATAAGGTCACCTTGATACATGATAGAAACGTCGGACCCTGAAGTTTGAACAGAGGGACCAATTGCTTCTACACAAGCGGCAGCATCTCTGTGAAAGATCAATCCACAGGAGTTAGCGAAGTCGGTGGTATCACCGTAATCGTTTTTCTCGTTAGTGGTATCGGTATTCTCGATAGCTGTACCAGTGGCCACACCATACTTTCCAAGGAAAGGAATGTTGTTGGACTTTTGAATCTTGATACCGGCAATCTCGAAAAGACCTTCGCCAGAGTTCAAGTTTCCTTGTGTATTACCAATATCCCTGTTAAGGATATTTGTATCTACAGAAGAAATCAGGCTGTAGTATTGACGTGGGCTAAGTACAGCCACACGACCGTCTTTAGGGGCAGAGCGCTCATCGAGCACAGCGGCTGCTTCAAAGAAGCCATCTACAAGAGATTGAGCATCATACTCTTTGTTAGCACCAAGGTTGACTTCAAAGCCACCAGGCTCGCCGGTCACAGCAGCAGTAGCTTCAGCAGCTTGATCCAGCACACGGAAAATACGGCGGTCATAATGTTCGGCCAAAGATTGACCGATTTGACGAGCGATTGGGCCTCTAATATCATAGTGAGCAAGAACTTGATCTAATTCATAGACAAAGGCTTGACTAACAAGCAGCTGGTCAACTGTGATAGTCGTTTCAGCTTGCTTGGGACCACCATCTGTTCCAGCTCCGTTACCAAGTAGGGGGGTTCCAGGTGTATGAAAACCCGCCGTCATAGTGCCGGTGTGGATGAATTGTGCTTCTTTGCCGTTAGTAAGAGTGCGGCTTTGCACCAAAGGCTTAGCCACTAGGGCTGTACGAAAAGATTCATACACTTCGCCAGTAAAAAGTTTAAGCAGAAGAGCCCGTGAATCAGACCCTCCATTAGACGCGCCGGGGCGCGTAAGTAGCATGTTTGCCATTTATTTTAAATAAGTTTAGGTAAGTATGATTTTGGTGTTTATGTAAGAGATCTCTATTGTTCTGTAAGTATTAAATTGGAAATAAATTTATTCCGATATGGGGTATCGCGTTTGCGGCCCAAGATCTCGGGCTAGTTTTTAACGTGGTCCAAAGCTTCCACAATACGACCGGAGGGAATCGAACCCTCCTTAACACCAGTGGCCGCCTTCCTTAAAACCGTCTCCTCGAGGTTTTACATTAGATCACCCGAACGGGAGAGCTTTTGCTCAACATCCATTCGGAAGGCAGGATCCTCGCGGTATCGAGGGTCTTGTATCGCTCGAGCAAGTTCTGCCTGAGAACGAAATCCGGGTTCGGCACGTGATGCCCTATTACCAGATACCTGTTTACCCTCAAAACCGTTTGACTCGACGTATTTCGATCGAAGTCCTTGTACTGCCCAATATATAGAGTTGGGATCACCGCTTGTGACAACTGCGTCATAAGCAGCAATTTCATCAGGAGCTAATGAGTCGCCAGCCCAAGCAACCATTTGCTCATATTGTGCCGTACCACCAACAGACCCCATAATCCGATCGACATCTTCTTGGGGCATAGCACCAGGAGCAACATCCTCCTTACTGCTATTGACATACTGAACCCATTGTTCGACTAGCTCTTTGCTATCTAGTTGAGAAAGTTTTTCCAAAGTATCTGGGGTAAGTTCACCACCCTCCTCATACTCCTTACTAGCTTCCTCCAAGGTTTGGTAGACCTCAGACGACTCTTCGACTTCAGTATCCTCAGATTCCTGCTCAGGAACTTCACTGCTGGGTTCCTCCGCTTCGACATTCTCGTCAGTCGGACGTTCCCCCAATTTCTTTTGTAGTTCAAGGTACGCTTTCTCAAGCTCTTCTGCTGACTTGTATTTACCCGCAAAGCGAGTGTCATTTTGATCAGCTTGACGAGCGTCCTCATAATTTTGTTCTTGAGCGGCTTGTTGAGCAGCAACCAAACGCTCGCCTTCTGCTAACGCTTTTGCTTCTGCCTCTTTGCGAGATGCTTCAGCAGATTCATCAATGGGATTAAAAGTGTTGGTGGTAGCCATTAGTTGTTTTTTACTTTGAGAGAATTAACGCGAGCACCTGTTACACGTTGTGCATTTGGTTGTCCAACGCGAGATGCTGCAATTGTTGGACGAATCTTTTGTTGAGGCTTGTATTTATTAGTAGGCTCAACCGGTGATTTCGTCTTGGGGGACGGGGCCTTCTTCAGCTTCTTCTCCTCCATCTTCTAATACTTCTTTAATACGTGGGTTTTTATCTGGATCGGCAAGTGGTGATTTAGCTAGTTGACCGGCTTGTGCCAGAAGAGCTTGTTGTTGTTGCTGCTCTTGAGCTGCCTGAGCTTCAGCTTGCTTCTCTTCAGGTGTCTTAACAAGACCTAGATAATCAATGCCAGCAGCTGCAGCTAAACGTTTAATAGCTTCATCAGGATTAATGTACTCAGCCATTGCCTCTGGCCCAAGAGTTTGGGCAACAGTTTGCATAAATAACATCAATGCTTCTCTGTCCTGGCCGCGGCCTACGCCTTCCAACCCAGCGACAACAGTAGGGAAAACAGCAGGCTTGCCGTTAAATTTGGGCAGCTGGGGCAACATACGTTGACGTTGCAACACCAATAGCTTTCGGGCAATATACGGAGCTAAAAGATCTGTTTGAAGGCTGGACAGGATTCCGCCAAGTTGTTCATTCAGTTCCTGTTGTGTAGCTCTGATTTCTTCGGCTGTTGTGCGTTCGCTGTTGCGAGCAGTGAAGATCAGAAACGCCTCAGACAATCGCTGAGTAAGTTGCTGCACCATGTCAAAAGCTGTACGGAAGTCCGCTGCCTTGTTTGATTGGATGACACCAACATCGTCAGGTCGTCCCTGAATGATTGCGCCGTTGCCAGCTTGTGCGAGTTGATTGGGTTTAGTGGTTGCAGATGGTGACAAGGTAAAGACAACCTTTGCCGCTGCAGCACTACCCTCAACCAAGCTTTGCATAAGAGCATCTAGAGACTGAAGATCACCACGGAATTCGTCGATTCTGCTGCGACCGTAATCTTCGCCATCCACCACATTAAACCTAAGGGCTAAATATGGCGATGCGTTTTTAGGTGCTGATGACTCAGAACCTTCAATAATTTCACCATCAACTTCCTGATACCAGCGCCAAGTACCTTCTACAAGTTTTACACAAGTGAAAACAGCAACATCGTTGCCATTCGAATCAAGTTTCAGATCAGCAGGAATGTCACCTCCACCTTGCTCACCAACATGATTAGCCGGTTGTAAACCAGGCCGTTTAGTACGATATTGTTCGGGCAGGAACTGGGCGTCAATAGCCTCTACGGTAATAATTTCAGTAACCTGACCATCTCCATCCCGATTGATCACATAACGATCAAGGGGATAAATTTTCAAACCTTTTTTACCCATAAACACCAAAACATTTCCGGCGACTACAAGGTGTTTCATTGCTTGATGCAACATGACGCGGTCAGCCTTATCGGCTACGTCCTGCATCACAACGCGCTCCATTTTAGATAAGACCAGATCAATCTCAGAACGAGCTTGTGCATCAATATCGGGGTCCTGTGCAAGCACCCCATCTTGTATCTGTAATTTAAAAAATTTTGCGTTGACAGGGAAAAGACTCAACATGAGTTTTGCCGCCATCGTATTAACGCCGCGAGATCCTTGTGATTGCCAAGGTACGTGTAACTTGTTTCCACTAGCATGACCACTTGGTGGCATTAAATAGGGAACACTAAGTTTTGCACAATCTCTGGCAGCATCTAGGAAATTTGTTCTATTTGCAGACAGCCGGGCGTAACGAGCTGAAACTGTTTCGTGCATTAGCTGGGCCTACGAATTTGGGCAATAGTTAAACCAGGAGCACGACCTCCACGTGCTTGTCCAATACCAAGACTTGCAGCACCTGCAGACGTTAGTTGATTGGCAAGTTGACGTGTACCAGACCGTTTGGCTTTCTTAGATTTCTTACGCTGTTTGCTCGCCCTAAGGGTTCCTGACTCATTAGCAGCATCAAAACTACGAGAACGATTTCGTGCCTTTTCAGCTTCCAAGCGGGCTCGCTCTTCAGCTTCACGTTGCGCTTGCATCTGGCTTTCCATTTGAGCATTTGCTTGATCAAATTGTGCTTGCTGAGATGCTGAAGTTGCAGCTAATTGTGTATCAAAGTTTTGTTGATTTTGAGCAGCTGTAGCCGCAGCTTGTTCTTGAGCGATAGCAAATTGATCACTTTGTGCCTTAAGAGCCCTCCTATTGTCACGCGCCTGCTGAGCCATTTGCTTATCAAAGTTGTCTTGTTGCTGTTTAGCAAATTTTTCCTGCCTTTTTTCTTCTTTTTTTTTGTCTTTTTTACTTGGTCCTTTTGGTCCGCCACCACACATGGTTAATTTGTATCAAGTTTTGC